TGCACCAGTAAAAAGAGAAAGGCATGAACGGTGGGACAGGATGATCGCACAGCCTGCGTTCTGGGATTCAGTGTTTGAATTGATGAGCGAAGGACAGTCGTTGACATCTGTCTGTCAAAAGAAACAGATCGGCTATTCGTATGTGATGCGCAGGCTGCACAACGATGAAGAGCTCAAGCTCAGGTATGCAGCAGCACGCCAGGCTAGAGCACAGAGCCATGTCGAGCAGATCGAGCAGCACTTGGATGATGTGATAGATGGTGCGATGGATCCACATGTTGGTCGAGTGGTCATCGATGGTCGCAAGTGGTTGGCCAGTCGAATGGATCCGCAACTGTGGGGTGACAAGCAGCAGCACAGTGTCCAGGTGCTTGATGTGACCAGGATGCACTTGGATGCGCTGAAGATCATCAACCAGGGAACAACGATCACCATTGAGAATACTGACACGGCAGACCGTGTCGAAGAGCGGTCCATACCTGCAAGCGCGACCGCTACTTTGCCGACCGAGGAGAAAACCCGTTCAAAATCAAGCACTTAGGGCTGTCACGCTATGTTAACAGCGTTACACCGACCCTTTGAGACCTCGATCTGACCCTACCCCCCGGCCTGGCACCCCCGCCGGGGGCGGTTGCATGAGCTAGGGTCTCACAGAAAAAATTTATTTTTCATCCAGAAGTAGACACACTGCTACAATCAGCGTTACTATTACGGCGTTACACAGGAGAACGCAAAAATGGCAACTTACGGTTATATCAGGGTTTCAACAGTAGAACAGATCGACGGCAGCTCCCTGGCTGAACAGACCCGCCGGATCGAAGGCCTGGCCATGATGGAAGGCCATGAACTCGCCCAGGTTTTCTCTGATGGCGGTGTCTCAGGCTCTGTGCCCCTGGCAGAACGCCCAGAAGGGTATAAACTCATGGCAGCCTTAAAGCCTGGTGACCTGGTCATCGTTGCGAAAATGGATCGTATGTTCCGTGACGCAGCTGATGCCCTGGCAGTCGCCAAGCGTTTTAAAGACCAGGGTGTTGATCTGGTCCTGGCTGACATGGGACCACAGCCGATTACAGGCAACGGTGCCGGTAAACTGTTTTTTGGTGTCCTGGCCATGGTCGCTGAGTTTGAGCGCGAGCGCATCGCCGAGCGTTTGAATGAAGGCCGTAAGGCTAAAAAGGCATCAGGGGGTTTTACTGGGGGATCCAGGCCTTTTGGTTATCGTGTTATTGGAGAGGGTAAGGAAGCGCACCTGGCACCAATAGCCCGTGAGCAGGAAGCAATAAAGCTCATGGTTGAGCTGCAAAAAGAAGGGAATTCGCTGCGCAAGATCGCGCACCAGGTCAAGGAGACCTACTGGTTCGATATGTCAGCGATGAAAGTAAAGCGCGTTTTGGACCGCGAGGATGCAATGTGAATGAACATAATCCGTATTTAGAATTTTTATACCGCTACAAGGACGACCCGGTCGGGTTCGTCCGAAATGTTCTCCACTGCACGCCTGACGATTGGCAGGCTGATTTTCTCCAGGCAATCGCCGATGGCAACCGGAAGGTCACTGTCCGGTCTGGCCACGGGGTTGGTAAATCGACCGCGTCGTCCTGGGCCATGCTCTGGTATATGTTGACCAGGTTCCCCGTCAAAGTCGTTGTGACCGCGCCCACATCTGCGCAGCTGTTCGATGCGTTGTTCGCCGAGCTGAAGCGATGGGTCCGGGAGCTGCCTGATCCGCTGCGCGAGCTGCTCGATGTGACCAGTGATCGTGTCGTGCTGAAATCGGCACCGACTGAAGCATTTATCTCGGCCCGGACATCCAGGGCAGAAACGCCGGAAGCACTCCAGGGCGTTCACTCGGACAATGTGCTCCTGGTGGCTGATGAGGCCTCTGGTATTCCTGAGCAGGTGTTTGAAGCTGCTGCAGGCTCGATGTCGGGCCATAACGCTTGTACCCTGCTCCTGGGCAACCCGGTCCGGTCGAGCGGGTATTTTTATGAGACACATCATCGACTAAAGGATGAATGGAAAGTGCTGCATGTGTCCTGCACTAACTCTCATCGAGTGTCTGACGACTATGTGCGAGAAATGGCGCAGCGATATGGGGAGGATTCAAATGCGTTTCGTATNCGCGTTCTGGGGGAGTTCCCCCTGGCTGATGATGACACCTGTATCCCTATGGACCTTATACAGCGCGCAATCACTCGCGACATCGCTGTGAACCCTCACGCCCCGTTTGTCTGGGGATTAGATGTGGCCAGGTTTGGCAGCGACAGCAGCGCGATGTGTATACGCCAGGCTAACAAGGTGCATGAGCTGCATGTGTGGAAAGGCCTGGATTTGATGGAGCTCTCAGGGCGCGTGGCTGCCATGTACAACGATGTCGAGACCAAGCCCCAGGAAATCTTGATTGACTCGATAGGCCTGGGCGCGGGTGTTGTTGACCGGCTGCGCGAGCTCAACCTGCCGGTCCGGGGCGTAAATGTATCGGAAGCCCCTGCCCTCAAAGGAACATACGCCAACCTGCGTGCAGAGCTGTGGTTTAAGACCAGGGAGTGGTTTGAGTCGATGGAAGCCTCGATCCCGAACGATGCCAGGCTTGTCGATGAACTGGCGATGGTCCGGTATAAGTACACATCGAACGGCAAGTTTCAGATCGAAAGCAAAGACGATATCAGGAAGCGTGGCAATAAATCTCCCGATGTTGCGGAGAGCCTGGTGCTCACGCTGTCGAGCGATGCTGTGACGACTCTGTTCGGCAGCCGAGGGAGCATTACCAGGAAAGGACCGTTAAAACGAAACATTAGCGGGATTGTGTAAACAGCAGAGAACTAAGGTAAAATCGGGCCCATAACCTATACTGTGGACCCGATTTTATGCCGACTGCACTCAAATACGCTGTACCGGGTATGGCAGGCCTACTTGGCCTGGGAGCACCGGAAGAAAGTGAAGCGATGCCAATGGCCCGCCTGGTGGACACAGCAGGTGGTTTATTGGATGCCAATTCAAAACGCATCGCGACCAGGGTTCCTGGCGGTAAAGATCCTGTTGGTAACTCTCTCACCGAAAACTTAATCATCGACGCTCCGACGATGGAGCTGTCTCCAAAACAGTTCGACATCAATGTGAAGTCGCTGAAAAATGAATCGACACTGAAATCGAACGCTAGACGGCCCGATGTCATGGGCACCGATTTCAGAAATCAACTTTCTGATAATTTGCTGTTCATGTTTGACCAGGTGCCTGGCGAAATCCGAGATCAATCGAAACTCTGGTACGACGGGGCTAATCGCCTGGCCGGTAAATTTGCGCAGCGTTATGGTGTCTCCCAGGAACAAACATCAGCGGTGATGGCTGCACTAAGCCCTCAAATGGATTGGTTCAAAAATGTGAGCCTGGCCGAGCGCGTTATGGATGCTGTCCAGGTGCAAGCCAAAAATGGCGTGACACCACAAATGCGTGAAGACATCACAAGAATTTATGGTGATCCAAAATACGCGAAGGATGTGCAGGCTGTCCTGGCTAAACCCTGGGAATCTCTGACAGGCGAACAGAAAGCGATTTTTGTGCGTACATATGACGAAGCGCACAACCCACGCCACTATCGAATTGTCAGCCCTGACGGTCAATTTATGGATTTCGCCAAAAAACAAGACGGCGATCCCATGGCAGCAGGATGGGGTTCCAACCGCGAAATCGCTAAAGCGATCTCTGTCCTGGAGGATGGCAGCATCGAAAACATCTCGAAACAGATGGGTGGTGCGCACAAAGTCAGAAACTTTTTTAACAACATCAATGTGCCAAATGATATGTATGGCGATGTCACTATCGATACGCACGCGGTGGCAGCTGACCTGATGAGCCCCTTCTCTGGCGCGTCCCCTGCAGTAAAGCAAAACCTGTCGGGTAACGCCGCAAAGAATACCGGCGCGATTGGCACCTACGGTTTACACGCCGACGCTTATCGCCAGGCAGCAGGCCAGGCCGATGTGCTGCCCAGGGAAATGCAATCAATTACCTGGGAAGCGATCCGGGGTCTGTTTAAGCCTGGTTTCAAATCAAATCCAAAAAATGTCGAGGCTGTCGCCAATATTTGGCAGCAGTACCGCAAGGGTGAGATCACCCTGGACAAAGCACGCCAGAATGTCATCGACCTGGCGGGTGGCATCGAAAACCCGTCCTGGTACCAGCCTGGTCGCAATGTGCAGCAGATCAAATCGACTGCTGAAAGCAGCTTCCAACCGAGCATCAAATCGCTCTTGGATCTTGAGCAATGAGCAAGCGCGCAACTCTTAAAGAGCTGATCGAAATATTTCTTGGCCAGGGCACAGCGGAGCGTATGGCGACCGCGCAAAAGCGTGCAGCGTTGCCAGTATCGGAAGGTGGTCTTGGATTACCCTCGACCAACACGCCAGGTGATCGAGCTGCGCTGATGTACCCGGCTACTACTTTCCGAGGCATGAAATCTATCGATGACGCGGAGTACCCGTCATTGGTTACTGCGCATCCGAACCCCAAAGATGAAAACACGATGGTGTTTCACACACCACATCGATACCTGGCAAACACTTACAACAACAATGTCGAGCAGCTGCGCTTTGATCCCAGGGGCCACCTGGAAGCAGATTACGACGGGCGGTTTTATACTGGCACCAGGTTCAATCCTGATGAACTAGACGAAATCCCAGAGCCAATTTTTGATGAAATGGAAAACAGGGATATGGCTATCGGCGATTTTGCCAGTGACGCTCTTGATGTGCGTTCGCCGTATCCAAACGACGCAGCCGTCGAGGTGCCGTTAGGCACGACAGATCGCCTGGCTGCTTACGCAGCTAATCCCTCAGAATCTTATTCTGGCCCGATCAGCGGTGTTCGCATGGACAATGTTGTTGATGTCGGAGCGTCGCGCAGCAAAGCCGGAACGCGAGCCCTGGAGGCCGAGGTTATGGCCAGGGGGCTGCCGGTCACTGAAGAGAACAAAACGGCAGTGCGGTGGAGCCCGGCGACGGTGTATGCTTCTAAAGGCAACACGCTGCGCAGCCAGGACGCTGCGTANGATCCGTTCCTAAANGAATGGCACAATTTAAAAGCAGGCCTGGTTGGCCCGGCGGTTGCGACTGGTGGGTTGTTATCGACTACANATGACGCTGAGGCACAGACTGACGGTTTTGATTTTAAGGCTGCGTCAAAGCAGGCCAAAGAAATGAACGACTATCGAGCGATGGTCGCGGAGCTNGGACGCGCTGCCGAAGGTGAGCAGCTGCTCGCTGCAATGTTGAAAAACTCAGACAGCCTGTCCCCCGAAATGAAAAAGCGGTTGAAAGACATCGGTCCAAAGATGAGCCCTCAAGCGTCAAAATTAGACTACGCCAAAGGTTTCGGGAGAGAATATGCAAAGACCTTAAAGGATTTGGCGACAGATCCCATTACCTGGTTGGACATAGCTACGGGCTTACACCCGGCCAAATGGTTGGTGAAGGGTGCCGTGGCTGCAAACTCAGGTTTGGCAACCCATGAGCTCATGGGCCTTTTAGACGATAGACGGGATGGGCTATTTTGATGGATTACAAAGATGATGATGTAGACCTGGAAGAACTCGACCAGGAATTAGCCCCCGGAATGGATTTTGAAGAGTTCCAGGGCATTGTGGCAGGTGCGGTAGACAGCGCGGTTGACTATGTCGATGCAGAGCTGTCCCAGGAACGCGCCTACGCGACCGACTACTATCATGGCCGTCCGTTTGGTGATGAAGAGGAAGGCCGCAGCACTGTTGTGTCCAGGGATGTCCGAGACACAGTGCAGCAGATCATGCCATCGCTGATGCGTATATTCACATCAGCTGACCGCGTGGTTGAGTACATTCCCAGGCAGCCAGAAGATGAAGCAGCTGCGCAGCAGGCGACTGATTATGTGAATTTCATCATGGAGAACGACAACAACGGTTTCCATGAGCTGTATTCTGCGTTCAAAGACGCTCTGATCCGCAAAACCGGCACAATCAAGGTGACCTACGACAACAACGAAGATGTCAAGGTAGAGCACTACACAGGCCTCACAAACGACGCGCTTACCATGCTCACAAGCAATGAGGATGTCGAAATCGAGGACATCGATGAGGTCGAGCAAGAGGGCACAATGGAGCCCCTGTTCGATGTCACCATCAAGCGTCGCATCGAGGACGGTCGCGTGCGCATCCAGGCGGTGCCACCAGAAGAGCTGATCTTTAATCGTGATGCTAGGAACGTAGAGGATGCTGAGATCATCGGACATCGTCGGATGGTCACCAGGTCAGAGCTCGTTGCGATGGGATATGACCAGGAAGACATCGATGAGCTCGGTGCAGGCGATGATGATGAGCTGAACACAAACCCTGAGTCATTTGCCCGTAACCCAGACACCAGGTATCCGAAAGACACTAACTCTGATCCGTCTCTAGATCGGTTCCTGTACATCGAAGCGTACATGCGCGTCGATTACGACCAGGACGGCATCGCCGAGCTGCGTCGTGTGTGCGTGGGTGGAACTGGCAAAACGATCCTACACCATGAACCAGTAGACGCTGCGCCATTTGCGCTGTTCTGCCCTGATCCAGAGCCACATACTCTGATCGGAACATCCACAGCTGAACTGGTCATGGATATACAGCGCATCAAATCAGCTGTGCTGCGTAACACCCTGGACAGCCTGGCCATGTCAATCCATCCGCGTATGGCAGTGGTCGAAGGTCAAACCAATATCGATGATGTGCTCAACTCAGAGGTCGGTGGCATAATTCGTCAGCGTGCCCCTGGCATGGTCCAACCGTTAGCAATGCCGTTTGTAGGGCAGCAAGCGTTCCCAATGATGGAGTACCTGGATTCTCTGAAAGAGTCGCGCACAGGCGTGACCAAAGCAGCTGCCGGGCTAAACCCTGACGCGCTGCAGTCAACTACTCGCGCAGCTGTTGATGCAACAATCCAGGCAGCCCAGGCTCAAATCGAGCTGATCGCCAGGATTTTTGCCGAAACAGGTATGAAGCGTTTATTTAAGCTGCTGCTGAAGACGATCACGGTCCACCAGGATAAAGAGCGGATTGTCCGGCTGCGCAACACCTTTGTGCCAATCGACCCTCAATACTGGAACGCCGAAATGGATGTCCGGGTCAATGTCGCCCTGGGAACAGGCGGTATTGATCAAAAGATGCAAATGCTATCTCAGATCCTGGGCAAGCAAGAGCAGCTGATGCAAATGCTTGGTCCAGACAATCCACTGTGTGGCATGCAGGAATATCGAAATACCCTGGTTAAGATGGTCGAGCTCGGAGGCTTTAAGAACCCTAACGCATTCTTTAAAGATCCTGCGCAGCAGCCACCACAGCCACCTAAGCAGCCAGAACCTGAAAAACCAGATCCGGCTATGCTCCTGGCCCAGGCTGAAATGGCCAAGGTCCAAGCAGAAGTGCAGCGCATGCAGCTCGAAAATCAGCTCAAGATCGAAGAGCTCAAGCGTAAGGATGATCGCGAGCGCGACAAGGATGAGGCTGATGTCATGCTGCGTGCAGCTGAGATCCGGGCCAAATACGGCACTCAGGTGGACATTGCCAAAATCCGCG